TTAGTATATCCAGCGTACGGCTAAGAATACCATTGAAAGCTTGCGACGCTCTGGCTCATAATATAAGCTTCAGAATCATCGTACATCCAGTGTGTACCTGAGATACCAATATCAGCTAAGATAAAATTGTTTTCATCAAATCCGCTGCCGTATATTCTGCACTCTAGAGGCCAAATTACGCACGAGGTGAAATTATCTTTGAATAATCTGCCAAATGGATTCAAATCAGGTGATCCACTTTGTCCGTCATAGATTTTTATGTCATCTCCGACAGAATCTGCATACAATGTCGCTGCGTGCGTCCAAGTGTACAATTGTTGTGTATATTCAAATGGGTGCTGCATACCGTATCCATTGACAAGTCCACTCACTTTCAATGTTGGAACAATGTCAAAACTACCCCCTCCTTTAACTTGTACGTATCCATCGTTTTGAATTTCAGTCGAGAAGTTAATGTTTCGGTAAGATTGCGTTACTTTTTTAAATCCGTTTAATTTTTCTTGCATTTTATTCTTCGTTATTTTTGTTTAACTTGTCTAGAAAGTTTTGTCTGTAAGTGTCGATACCAGTTATTGCTGCTGTGAAAGCGAATATCTCTCCAAGTCCAGTCAATACTGATCCGTCAATCACTCCCGTTGGTGGTACTACGAATCCAGCTATCATAAGTCCCATACCAAAGAAAAGCACAATTACAGAAATTCTATATTTTGTAAAAAATGTTTTCACTTTGTTTTAATTATTTTAATTGAAATAATTTGACGTATATTTGAATCGTCTGCATTCAGGCCCTCTTCTTAGTCCTATTATTTCAGAATAACCAGATTCAACAGTCTCTTCTGGTGTGCCATACTTTTTCATTATTTTTGATTTAACTAATTCAAAAGCTAGCATTGCCATCTCAGTATACTCATTTGCGAGATTTTTCATCGCACCCTGAGATATTGTTGAGCTGTCTTCTCTATTCTTTTGTACCATACCAGTGAATGTATCTTGAATGTACGATTCTTGCACATATCTAGCATATACAAAATAAGATATACATTTGTACAATCCACCATTGAGAATTTCTTTCAATTCGTCAGAGATATTTCCACTATCTACCTCTTCTACGATTTGATTGTAAATTGGTGTACCGAGAAGTTTTTGAATTTTATAAAATTCTACCTCTTCGATTAATTGTCCAAGCAATACGACGTTATTATACGACGCCGGCTTGATTTCTTGCATTTTAGTTATTGTCAGTATTGCCATTGATTCGTATTGTTTTTTCTGTTAATGTAAAATCTTTATCTGCTGGAAATTGAATTACAGTCTTTGCAAAGATTTCGTCAAGTGCTTGTGAAATTGCTTCTCTTTCATCAGAAACAAGTTCGTTGAAATAATCAACAGCTGATTTGAGCTGCTCGCCACTCACATTCATACCTCCAGTCGCACTCTCGTAATCAATTAGAATTGCTGGGATATTGATTGCTTTTCTAATGTTGTTTGAGCACGCTTTTTCTGCTTCATTGAATGTATTCAAATCTCTCGTATCTGCTATTGTGTCAATTTGATATCCATTTTGACGAGGATTGCCATCTGCGTCAAATTCAGCTTTCATCACTAGCACTCTCTTTCCTTTCGATCCAGCGAAATCTTTTATATTTTCGATTTCAGCTTTGCGTTGATTTATATCTTTTGACAAATCTGTACGAATAATAAGTTTTGCTGGCGTACCCTGTGTAATCTCTTCGTATCTATTAACTTGAATTTCTCTTTCTGTACCCAAGTCGTATACGCATTGCTCGAATGGATTGCACGGGTATACATATTTGTCATCGAAAAAAATGTGATATACTTGTGTCGTTGTGCCTAGCTCTTCTGCATAATGTTTGAATACTCCATCATTGTTATTGAATAATGGGTATTTATTGATTATACGATTTTTCTTCCCAGTTACTGTTTTTGCCCAGTCGCTCACGTAAGCAAAATTGCTTCTGCCCAAATCGTCAAATGAAGAGAATCTCACTTTTGTGAAATCTAATACAGATACCTCAGCTGTTTGATTCATCAAATTCTTCTCAACAGCGATATAACATCCGTTGAATGTCGAAAGTGATTTTGCAATATCTTTCACAAATTTCTTCAATGTATAATCTTTGTTTGTAACAGTTTTACCAACTACTACGTCTCCCATTTCTTCGTTTGCAAATGGCGTGCTCAAGAAATTTGCTTTTGAATCGACACACGCTTTTGCTGTTTCCGAAGAATAAATAAGCTCTTCAAATCGTGTTGGGTACAAATTATCTGCACCATACAATACGATTGAATCTTTACAAGTTTGTGTTTTGCTAATTTTGATTTCTTTTACAGGGAAATCTATTGCATAAATATCTTGTTGCATTGTTATTTAGTCTTTTTAGTTTTTCTTTTTGTCGTTTTCTTCTTAGATTCTTTTATCTCTTCATCGATTGGCTCATTTACATCTTCGAATGTTACATCAACAATCTTTGCCTCTTCTTCATCAACTTGTGCTTTTGGCTCTGGTGCAATTTCAGTCTTTGGCAAATCGAAATACTTTTCAACAGGTGTCAATACGTTTTGTGATATAAGCAATCTCGATTGAGAATCTGTCATTGTATTTGCGTCAAAGTGGCATTTCAACTTTGCTACGTATATCACGCCTTTCCATTTTGGGATTATTGTCCTCTTTTTGATTTCTTCGTTTCTTTTCATATACTTTTCTTTGTTTTTGAGAAATTGCTCTACGTGCTGCGCTTTATTCTTTCCGCAACAGGATCCAGCTGGTGCAAACCCATCTGCTGTTTTCATAATTCGTATCATTTCCATATACAATCCTGCGTTTGAGAGAATATCTTCTTTGTTTGCTTCGAATAATTTCATTTGGTATATTGTTTTATTTATATATTTTAGTTTTTGACAAAAGCAATTATAAAACAAAAAAGTGGTGAGAAGATTATTCTCGCCACTTTTAACTAAATTAGTTAGAAAGAAATTATTCTACTAGCGCTTCTAGAGCTGCTTTTGTTGCTGCGTAATCAGGTGCTGCTGGTGTACCAGTTTTTACCATAAATACGTAATAAGAGCAAGATTCGCCGCTGTCGCCCAAACTTGAAAGTGTGATTTGACGTGCGCCATTGTTTTCACCTGAGGCCCAAGAATCGTCGCTCACATACAATCCGTTTTCTAGTCCCAATACAATAAATATACCATCGCCAGATTTCTTTTGTTTGCCAGAAACTTTTCTTTCAACTACAGCTACTACGTCACCGAAATTATCGAAGTTTCTAGCTGCTTCAGCTGAGAATTCGAAACCAGTAAGTGTCAATGTATCAGTCCACGTGTCAACAGAAGTGTCAGATACATTTCTTGTGAATCCAGCTGTCATATTGTTTTTCCAACCCTTTGCTGTATATCCAGTCGCTGGAGATACAAGTGAAAGATTAGTAATCACGTTTGGCTCATTATCTTCATCAGCAAATTCTGGTATAAGCTCAGTTCTGTTGAAAAGATAAATTGTTTGCTCAACTCCTGCTGTACTAGCTGTTTCACAAGTGCTTTCTATATTCTTGAAGATTCTATTTTCGCACTTTGCCATAATTGTATATTTTAATTTTTAATTTTCTTTTTAAAAGAGAGGAAGTCGTTTGTGCTCCCTCTCTGTCATTGATTTATATTGAATTAGTACGCTACAGTTATCAACTTGTCGTCCAAAACTTTTGCGTCCAATGAGAATCCATAAGCAACCTTGTTTTCTCTTGTGTCAATGTTGTACCAAGATTCAAGTGTTGTCATATCATCTTCATTCAATGTACCAACAGGGATATTGTCAGGTATTGTGAATACGATTCTGTCAGGAAGATAAGCGTTGTGAGAAGTGCTATCCTCTTCAAAATAAGCAATATTCTCATCCCAGATTGGGCCCATATTGATTACGTCGTGGCCTAAGAATTTAACAGAGGCGAATCCATTCATTGTGTAATCAAGTGTGAAGTTAACAGATTCAGTTTGCATATATTCTACAAGTGCCAAGAATATCTTGCCAGATACATAGAATTTAGAATCTACGCTGTTTACGATTCTGCTGTCAGCTTGTTTGTATACATCGAAGATTGCTTTGTAAGCTTCTGCTGCTGTTGGTGCGCCAGGTGTTGCGAATGACAAAGATACTCTGTCGATTGTACCACCAGTTACTCCAGTGAAGATTTGCTTCCAAATACCATCGAAATAATTGAAAGCTGGTACGTTTGATCCATCGATAAGACCTGCTGTGCTAGAATCACTAGCTGCTACGTCAGTGTCAGCGAACCAGATTGCACGATAAATTGTTTCATTCATTGCTTCAGAAACTAAGTTACCGATAAAAGCTTCTTCATCAGACGCATCGATATTGTACATTTGCTTGTAATCTCTAATCTTGTCGTAATAAGGCTTGAATAAGCTATTTACGTCAGCTTGACAGTTTACAAATGTATCTTCGATACCTACTGGCTCCCAGTATTTTTGTGTTAAGTTGGCTTTTGCGCCACTTGATTGTCTCTCGCAACCGTTAGCTTTAAGACCAGAAAGACCTAGTTTTGAGGCCAATACGATTTGCTCTTTCATTGTTACGCCAGAATATATTCTGTGCATTGCGCGAAGTTCAGGACGACCGAATGTCATTTCAAGAATGATTTGGCCAAAGTCTTGTACCTCTTTTGGATTAAGCGTTAAGCTTGATACGTTAATTGTGCTTGCCATAATTTTCTAAATTTATTTTATTTTATATATTTTAGTTTTGACGTTCAAATTTTATTTTCTCTTGATAAAATAAAATTCTCTTTGAGGCTGCTCCGATTTGATTTCTCTCTCAGACGCTTGTTTTTTAACTTTTGTATAAAAGTTTTGGATCTCTTTCAAATCTTCTTCGATTTCTTTGATTTCCTCTTCTTTCTCAGTAACAGCTGCTTTCTCAGCTTCCAAGTCAGATTTCAACTTTTCTACCTCAGCTTCAAGTTCAGCGATACGAGCGTCTTTGTCCTCTTTTGGCTCTTCGACGATCTCTTCTTCTTTCTTGATTTCTTCTTCCTCAACTACCTTTTCGTTTTCTACGATTTCTTCTTTCTTGATTTCTTCTTCGATTGCCTCTTCAACAGGTGCTTCGACAGAAACTACTTTACCGCCTTCGATAACAATCTTAGTACCATCAGAGAAAAGAAATTCACCGTCTGGTGTCGCTTCTACGCCTTCAACAATTGCATTTTGATCTGCTACATAGAAAGTTACTGTGTTATTGTCGACGTCGAAAAGCTCGATAAAATCAGCATTAAGTGCTAATCTTTTTACGTGCTTTTTAATGTCCTCTACTAATTGTTTGATTGCCATAATTTTTTCTATTTTTATATTTATTTTAGTTTGCAATTTGAATTTTTATAAAAGAAGAGAGCTTAGAGGCCCTCTTCTTTAGAATTTGTTTATATGTAATAAACTTTTGATATTACTTCTAATGTTGCATCTGTTACTGGTGCAGAGTTGTTGATGTGGATTTCAACACCATCAGCTGGATCACAACCTTGTTCTAGTTTATGCCAAGCTCCGTCAGCAGTTAGTGAAACATCAGTGCTATCAATGTATGCTGAACAAGTTACTCCAGAAGAAGCTTTGTAAAGAATTTCAACATAACCATCAGTTTTTGTTGATGATGAACTTGCAATTGTTCTAGAGAATGTTACATCAGAAGAAGCATCGATTATTTCAGAGTGCATAAATACATCAGCTGGGTCAATTGAAGAAATTGTTAGTTTCTTTGTAGATACTCCTGTAGTTGCTTTCAATGTTGGAACATAAACAGTGTTAGATTCTGTTGCTGTTATTCCAGAGCCACCCAAAATAACACTATTTGAGCAGTTAGAAACTGTATTACCTTGACCACCAACAATAGCACTATTGTTTACGCTTCCAGAATTAGCAGTTATATAATTTCCAGAACCACCGCTAATTATTGAATAATTGATAGCATCATTTTGATTAGTAGCAGTTATGTTACCACCTGCAGTAGAAAGTAAAGTAGAACAAAACATACTGCCGCTTCCTGCTATAGAAACACCAGAGCAACCTATAATGCTTTTGTAAGAACCAAGTACTGAAATTGAAGCACCACCGCTACTATTCATAATTATGTTTGCACTTCCTCCTGTAATACTAGCTTGACCATCACCTCCAATTACAATACTATATGGCTTAGTAATAGAACTTCCGTATCCACAGTGTCCAATAAAACCAGAACCAGGTGCACTCGAACTTCCTGTACCATCGCCAACAGTTCCCATTCCAGAGCCGCCTATACAGAATGCACCAGAAGAATTTAGTACTGCTTGACCATCACCTCCATATCCACCAATTCTAACTGCTCCTTGAACGCCCTCAGTTGAAATTGAAAGACCTCCGCCTATTGCAGAACATTTTGTTCCACCCGCTGCTATCTGAGTATTTGCTGTACCAACTACAAAGCATTGTGATGCGTTTGTTAAAGTAACGCTTCCACCAGATCCAAGTATTGTATTTCCATTACCACCAGTTATGTTACTTGGACCACTGCCAGTAGTTCCTATTACTGTATTGCCGTAACCAGTTACTGTTGAATTATATGAACTTCCAAGAATACAGTTACCTTCAGCTGCGCTTTGATTATACGAGCCATTTGTAATTATACCGTTATTAGTTTCATCTTTTATAAAAACTTGTGTTGGCAAGTTTGCAACTCTCGCTATATTGTCTGAAATGTATTTGTCGTCAAGTTGATGAACTGTTTCTGTTGGTGCATCAATCTTCAATGATACGCTAGATACTTCAGAAGATGATATACCCATAACACCAAGTTCAACAGTACCACCTAATTGAGCTTGAGTAAATATACCAAAACTACCAGCTTCAAGTTGTTCAAGATTTCCATAAATTATAGCGCTTGTATAATTGAATTCAGTAGCAACTATCTCATACTCTACACCGTCTTTCGTTACTTTATATGTTTGTCCTTCTTCTATTTCAAAGTCTTCTGCTAGTCCAGTTAAACCTTGATATAAATAAAGATCGTCTTGTTGCATAGAAGTAACTGTTACATCATCATTAAATACTGTAGTCATTGAAACTTCTACATAATGTGTACGATTCTTTATGTAGTCAGCTTTCGTATTGTCATTCTGATCCCAGTCAGCTTGAACTTGAGTAGTTCCAACACTTTCCCAAACAGGCTCTTCTGGTGAACCAGCAAAACCAGTGCATACATATTCGTCAAATGTTTCGCTGCCACTCACCCCAACTAAGTAGGTGTCACCAACTGATACGTCTTCTGTTGGCAAGTCGCTCACGCTGTCAACTCTTCCTTTTATTTGCATTGGTGTTTGCAAATTGTCAAGCTTTGCTTTATCTTCAGCACTGAAAGGCACACTCTCAGTTCCACCCACGTTGATGCTTGGCACCTCAACTGGGTCTTTGAATGTAAACTTGTCTTTCGCGCTGTCGAACTCAACAGTGTTGTCCTTAATAGTCGTAGTGAAACTATTGCCACCCCAACTTTGCGTTACTTGCTCTTGGATTTCATTAAATTTTCCCATTTGCTAAATTTTTTTAATTAGTTTTTATATTTATTTTAGTTTTTGTGAATTGTTTTTATTCGCAATCGTAATTAAAAAGTTTTTTGTATTTTTCATAGATAAATGGGAAAGCGCATAATACGTCATACAAGCATTTATCTTTGAAATTGATTCCGTTTTTGTCTCTTTTGTAATACCAGCTGCAAAGTCCAGTCATTACTCTACATAAGTTTGAGCTATATAACTAATCTTGTCACCAGATATTTGATCTTCTAATTTCAAATAAGCTCCACCTTTTGGGTACAGATTTTCGATTAGTGCTTCGTGCCATTGTCCATCTGCTGTCAATGATACAGACAATCCTTGTGAATTATTCACTGTTGCGCTAATTGTACTGCCCGAACTTGGCTCGATTTGATACATAATTTTTATTACGCACTTCGTGAAATAACTAAATCCTACGTAAATATCCCAGTTATATCTTTCAGTCGCATCTGCTCCTAATTCGCATACCTCATATCTACGAGGTGTATTGCCAAGTTGGCTCTTCAAAATCTCAAATCCAAATTTTTGAAAGTTACCACCAACTAATACTGTATTGTCGGTACCAAGCGTCCTGTTGTTTCCACCAATTATGACAGAATTGCTACCCGTTACTGTACAATTTGAGGCTCCTATGATTGCACTGTATTGTCCACTCACATTTGCGTTAGTTGCTGCGATTGCTGCATTAGAAATACCAGAAACAGTGTTGTTTTCACCAGCAACAATCTCACGAACCCCGTTCGCTGTGTTGTTATAACCAACTACTACTACTCCACCACTCTCAGCTCCAGTCGTATTTTTCATACCAACTACTAAGCTGTTTGAACCATTCATCGCATTTGCTACTTCTGGTGCACTTGGCGTTCCGATTGTTACGTTACTAGAAGAATTTGTTCCAAAGTTGTTGTTTGCTCCACCAAGATTATAATTGCCTTTGTTGTCGACAGGCTTGTTTTTGATATAATCAACTTTTGAGCTGTCGCTTTGCTTCCAGTCAACTTGCGTTTGCTCTCCTGGTGCAACTGGCTCGCCATTGATTGTGATTGCTGGTGCGTCAATTGGATCCAAGAATTTGAATTGATCAGCTGCACTGTCAAATTCTACAGCGTCATTTGCAATTCTTGTTGTGAAAGAATTTCTACCAAAGCTCTGTTTAGTCTCTTCTTGTATTTCATTAAATTTTCCCATTGTTTGTTTTGTATTATTTTAACTTTGCATATTTTCGGATCTCTTTTATCTTGCTTGTTATAAATCCGAGATCCTCTAATTCTCTTAGAGATAAAGCTCTATTCTCTTTCATTATCTCTAAGATATATTCAGTGTCATTATCACTAAACAATGAATATACTTGCGCTAGTTCGTTCTCTATTTCTAAAAGTTGAAGAGAGGTGTCTAAAAGCTCTTCTCCATCTCCAGATACATTCACTACATACGGATTGTGTATAAGCATACTATGACGTGTGTCCCAAACTCTCAAATCACCAGTCAGCCAGATTGCTACTGCGCTACTCATCACGTCTCCTGTATTTTTACAAATAATTTTGCTGCCAGCATCTTTCAAAGCTGTAATCACATCAACAATCGCTTCTGCTGTTTCAATATATCCGCCTGGGCTGTCGAATTCGATTTCTACATCTTCACCAGCTTTGTAATTGGCATATATTTCTTGAGATATATTTTCAAGCATTTGCTCGTTGATTTCTCCTTTGATTTCTAATTTCATTATTTGCTTGTTTAATTTATATATTTTAGTTTTGAAGAGAAATTATTATTTATCGAATTCTCATCGCTCTCATCTTCACCGTCTGAGCTTCTAGACGAGGATTGTAACTACTAATCTCTTCAATGTACCAATACCCTGGTACTCCACTCAATCTCACATAATTGCTAGACGAGAAGTTGATCGCTTCGTGCGTTTTCAAGAAAGCATCGAATTCGATTTCTTCTGGGTACGCAACAGAAGATTTGTACAAGTCATAGACACCAGAAGTTGAGATTGTCGATTGTGTCGCTCTCCAAAGTGTCGCCGATACAGAAGTTTGTGATCCGTTGAGGTATCTAGATACTAATACAGAATACGCAACTTGGCTAGCATCTTTTCTAGCAATAATTATCTCTTCCATTGATTTATTGTTTGTCAAATCAAGTGAATACGTTTCACCGCCATTGTACAAATAAGTGAAATACCCAACAAGCATTCTCTTGATTGAGAATGTGATATTTTCGTCATTGCCAGTTTCTACGTTTTTATTGTTACAGATAAGTTTTACTCCACCTGTCGTAACAGCATCACTACCGTCGCCATTCATAGACGCATATCCAATCCAAGATACTTGATCTATACCATCAACAGAGAATTTTCTGTTTGTAACTTTATTGATACTAATCTCTTTTATTGTATTTGATTTTATCTCGTCAAAACACTTAAAATGAATTGTATTCGAATTGTCAATGTCGAATACGATTGCATATTCTTGTACAATCGTTTTGAAGAAATCTACAGCTTTTATCTTCTTAGAGAATGATTTACCCTCTTTGTCGTCAATCTTAGATTTGTACGTATCATTGCTGTCGAAATAAAAATTGCTAGTCAGCAAATCTTCCATTGTTACAATGTCTGTCATTCTCACATAATCTGCGCTAAGCTCTGTCGTCAATCGATTGTCATACGAAGTCGAGAATCCCAAGCTTGACAATGTCCAGTCTAATATATCTTTTATTCTCACGAAGAAGTGCCCTGTTTTATAATTACCAATCACTACGTTCGAATCTATGAATTCTGTTACGATATTCTTAGCGTCTTCTAGATTGTATAAATTCGGATCTTCTTCATATTTGTTAACTAGCGAAGAAACAGAATCTTCAATCTTCACAGCTGGGTACTGTTTGTTAAGTGTACCAACAGCATACGGCAACCAGACAGAATAAGCTCCATCACTAGCATAAGAGATTATATTAGAATACGAGGCGCCACTTGGATAAGCTGTGTCAAGTGCTTGATTGAGCTTTGTTACGCAAATGTCTGTAATATCTTTCAATGTCATCTTCGACAGCTCTTCGAAGAAATTTTTACCACCAACAAGATACAAATTCATTCGGCCATTTTCGATACTGTCTACATAACATTTTCCACTGAAGAGAAATTGCCCGTCTGCGAATACTTTCACATTCAACTTGTCATAATACAGATTGTTTGGCGCAATACTGTTTAAATTCATATTGTCAGGAAATCCGAATACGATTCTATTCTTCTTCGTTATTGGTATTGAGAAGTCGTTCGAAGAAGAGAGGTGAATCTTGTCTGCTTCATTGAAAGAGAATCCTTTGAATGATACTCCAAAAGCTGTTTCGCCATCAATGTCAATTATTTCGTCATTTACTACGATTTGTAAATCTCTCATTACATAATGATATTGTTATAATTTGGCAATGTGATTGTCAAATTGAATTCGTTTTTCGATTTCTTCGTTACAAAGTTTGGTGATCCTTCAACTTTCACTAACAGCCAATTCTCATCTTCATCATAGAGATTTGGATCTTTAAATTGAAGATATACTCTTGGTGATTGAAATACTTTGCTCCACTCGTCATATTGCTCTTCTGTACAAGAAGTTGATAAAAGCATTTGTTTCTTTGAAGAATACCCAAGTTGATAATTGTCGCCTTGTGCTGTTTTCAAATCTGTGAGAAGTTTCGAAGTCTCGCCAAGCGCTTCGTCTGTCTGCGACAAAGTTGTGAATTTTCTAAATGGGATAAATTTGTATTTACCATCTGTCGACAAATACTTGATATATTTGTAATCATTTGTACCACAAGCTTTCATTGGCAAAACTACAATGTCTTTCTCACAAATCTTCTTCACGTAATCGCTGTTGTGCGCATAGAAATTCATCTGGATACGTCTAGTACCAGCTGGGTAATTTATAAATTTATATCTCATCAATTTATATACTGAGCTCGCCATATCTTTATTGTCTATTTACGTTAATGTGAAATACTGCTGTATAATCACAAGTTTCACCAGGTGCTAGTGAGAGCGTAAGCATACAAAGCTTGTGTGTGCCAGAAGTCGTCACTGTCATCTCTAATTGTCCAAGATAAGTGTGATACCCACTCACTGCGAAGATTGGGAAGATTTGATTCTGTACGTCTAATGTAATACCACTGTACGGCTCTAAGTCTAATTGAATCAATTGTTGATTTGTGAATGTCGAACTAGAGCTGAATGACAGTGCAACAGATACTCCAGCGAAATCTCTGTCTGTCGTTACAGAGGGATTCAATCCTGCAACATCTGTCCAAGTTACTGTATTCACATTTCCACTAGCTTGAACTAAGTCATCTGCAATTGCATCAACAGACGCTTTTGAATATACATCAAGATTGTTTCGAGCTGCTGCTACGTCGTTCAAGTCAGACAAATTGTTTGATTTCAACAGATAAATCGATCCATCTATAGATTGCTGGCACCAAGATTTGAAATCTTCAATTGTTACATTGTAAGTCGGCTTCCCTTCTTTACCCATCGCTAATCTGTAATCTAGATAACTATTCAAATCAGCTGCTGAAATCGTGTCTTGCTCGAAAAGACGTTTCTTTGGTGCTGTCAAGAGAATGTCGCCATCTTCATAAAAGACGTATACATTCCAAGTGATATTATAATTTGTTGGGAAATAAATTCTGAGCGTATTGTCATCTAATTTCTCATACAGCCCGTTAGAATTCATCAACTTTCCATTCTCGTCGAATACTCCAACAAGAATATCATCAGAATTGACGTTGTGTCTATAATCGAAGAAATATCCAATACTCTCGTCGTATTGAATTTGCTCGCTTCTAATTGTTTTTGAAGTCCTGTTTAACATTTTTCGTTTTATTATTTATTTTATATTTGTGCGTCTCCCGGATAATATATCAATTCATATTTCACATCAATTGGCCAGTCGAATTTCAAGAAACTAATTATACCCGGTACTCCAGGCTTTGGTGCTATTGAATTGCGATAAAAATAAATACTGTTTGGCTCTAAATCGCTTCCACAGAATTTCGTTGGCGCATTTGGTGTCATAATCAATATCGGCAAATTCGAAGTTTTTGTGCTAACCTCTGCAATCAATGAATTCATTGTATAATTCGAAAAGTGCATAAATTCTGGCAAATCGTTGACGTATTTCCCAGTAACTGGCAATTGAGGAAGTGAAGTTATTGCTGGCATTGCGATTGTCAAAGCTTTTGGTATAAATGTGCTTCCCACTACGTCAGACGCTGTGCATACTCTATATATCTTCAGATTTCTATCTAAATTTACTCCATTAAGCACGCACTGTGCTCTCAAATCTAGCAATACGTGCATTGCTCCAGCTTGTAAATACGATCCAAAGCTACCTCTTGCGACAATTGCGCTTGGGATTTGTGTATAATACGGTGCCAAATCATATTGCTCACTAACATTGATATTCGAGGCGTCTGCCGGTATACCTCTCAACATAGAATCAACTTGCTCTGTTGTGTATACGTCAAGATTGTTTCGAGCTGCTGCGTAATTGATACCATCAAATTCTTTTGTTACATAAGCAAATCCGTAATCATTGATATAATCAAACAAATCGTCGTTTGTTATATTCTTTGCTAATTCGTGTCTCTTCCCAATACCCACTCTGTCGTGGTAATTTGGTGCTCCAAGCGACAGGCCAAATAATGGCTCTCCACTGTCTAGCTCGTTTTTGTCAAAAGCGACAAGCTTTAATGGGAAATTTGCTCCCTGGTAATTTAAATAATCTAAGTGCACTCTGCCCACATTGTCAATTCTCAAAGTGTAATTGTCGCTGAGAATCACATTGTTTGCGTCATACAGCTCTACATATTTGATACTAGATGGAAGTTGAATTCTCATCTCTCCACTAGTCCAATCTGGTATTGTAAAAATTTCCATTCTCTTTTATTATATTTCAAATTCGTAATCGTCGTCTGAACTTGTGAAATATACGTCATCACTGTC